CGGATGCTCTTCCGCCTCGCGTTGGCGATGGGGCGGACGATCCGGGAACTCCGGGCGACGCTCTCCTATGCCGAGTTCCAGGAGTGGGGTCTGTACTACCAGATCGAGCCCTGGGGCGAGGATCGAGCGGATCTGCGAGCCGGGATCATCGCTTCGACGATCGCCAACTACGCCGGGAAGCTGCGCGCCGAGGGTGCCGACCCAGCCCTGCCGGCAGACTTCATGCCCTACCTCGAACGGCCTGAGCCGGAAGCAACAGTCGATGACCGGCTCCTCACCGACGACGAACTCGCGGCCTGGGCCGATGCGGCCCTCTTTGGCATTCCCCCGGAGTAAACGATGCTCTCCCTGATCAACGTCGAAATCAACGCCCGCGTCGACAAATTCGAAGCGGCCATGATTCGCTCTGCCGACATCGCCGACGCAAGCCTGTCGGCGGCGGCCGCCAATGCCGACCAGTTCCAGACGGCTTTCGACCAGGCGGCCACGGCCGCCGGCCAGTCGTCCCAGAAGATGGCCAGCGATTTCGAAGCAGCAAACGATCGCATCATGCACGCTGCCGGCCAGTCGTCCGAAGCGATTGAGAGCCTCAACAACGCCGCCGAGAAAGTGGACGCCGCATCTTGGTCAGAAAAGATTGCGTCCGCCATTGCGGCAGGGTTTGGAGCGGGTTACGCGGCGGCCCAAACCGCAATGGAAAAGATTAAGGAGTTCGTCAAGACCGAGTTGATCATCATTGGCGCCGCGCTCGCCGCCGGCATCACCGTCGCCGCCGCATCGGCAATTTACGCGGCGTACCGGATCGTCTCGTCCTCGGTGTCCTTTATCGCCGGCCTGTTCACCGGAGAGTCCTACCAGTCGGAAAACATCGACGCGGTCATCGCGCTGAACAAGGAAGTGAAGACGCTGCAGGAAGGCCTCCTCCTGACCGCCGACCACGCCTCGGCGCTCAACGAAGCTTTGAAGGGCGCCGGCGTCGGCAGCGGCGCCTATGTCTCAACGCTCGAAGCCGCGACCAAAGCGGCACGAACCCACGCTGAAGCGCTGCAGGAACTGGGCATCGAGACGCACGACTACTTTGGCGAGGTCCGGTCAGGAGAAGAACTCCTGCGCTCCGCAAAACGTGTGCTCGACGAGTATGCGGACGGCTACGACCGCACCGCCGCGGCGGCGGCCATTGGCATGGGGAGTTACCAGGAAATTTCTGAAGTCCTGTCGATCACCAACGCAAAGGTGGAAGCGGCCGGACAGCGGCTGGTCGATTACAACCTCATCATCGGCGAAGGCACACAGGAAGCTGTGACTGCCTATGAGGCATCAATGCGCGCCTTCCAGCGAGAGCTGGACCTGACCGCGCAGGGATTCAAAAAGGCCATCGCGGATCAGATCATGCCCCTGCTTACCGATTTTGCGGATTTCTTCCGGATGGGGTTCCCTTTTGTCGTGAACGTCTTCCGCTACTCCATGGCGACACTGGTCAGCCTCTTTTACGGGCTCAAGGAAGTGGCCTACCTGGTCTCGGAAGCGGTCATCCAGTCCTTCAAGGCCATGGGTGATGTGGTCTCGCGCGTCGTCGGAGCCATCGCGAAGGCGGCGACCGGCAACGTCGAGGGCGCGTGGAACGATCTCAAGGCCGTTCCAGACGACCTCGGAAAGCGCTGGAACGCCTTCGGGGACAACGTCGTCGCGCAGTCGACGCGTAACGCGAAGGCGATGGCGCTCGCCTGGGGAGCGGACAACTTCAACGCGGGCGCAGCACAGGATCCGGCCAAGACCGGCAAGAAATGGTATCCGAAGCCGGACGATAAGCCGGACGAGAGAGAGGAACGCGCTGGCCGTGCTCCCTCATCCCCAGCAGAAAAAGCGAGCGAATACCAGAAATTCATCGACCAACTGGACCAGATGAATGCCCGGCTGGAAAGCAACCAGTACGTCATGCTCAAGGTCAAAGCCGCGCAGCTCGCCTGGAAGGAGGGCATTGAAGCGACCACGGCCCTGCAGAAGATTGATGCCATCCAGATCGCCGAGAGCGACAAGTCGGTGAAGGACTACAACACCCGCCTGGAAGAACAGAATCGCCGGCTGCTCGACGCGCGCGGACAGATCGGACTGTACGGCATCGAGCTGGAAGCCCACCTTTTGCGCGAACAGCGCCGCGCTGACGTCATGGCCCGGATCAACCAACTGGAGGCCTCCGGAAAACCGCTGACCGACGCGGCTCGCGACGCGATGCTCCAGCATGCCGACGCCGCGGCTAAGGACGCCGAGGCCATCCTGCGCCAGAACGAGGCCCTGTCCAGAACCTACGAGGTCGGCGCCCAGCGGGCGTTCGACGCCTACATGGATAACGCCACCAACGCCGCGAAGATCACCGAGGAGCAATTCACCCATGCGTACCGCGGCATCCAGGGCGCCATGGCCGACTTCCTCTTCAACCCCTTCGAGAAAGGAGTCCAGGGCATGCTGAAATCCTTCGGCACCATGCTGCAGCGGATGATCGCCGATGCCGTAGCCGCCGATCTCAGCCGGCGGCTGTTCGGCGCAGTCGGGACGCCGACCAGCGGCGGCTGGATGTCGAGCCTGCTCGGCTTGGGCAGCCTGCCGACGATGGCCGGCGCCGGCAGTGCGACCGAGAATTGGATCGATTCGGGAGGACTCGCCAAATCGGCAGGTGGATTCCTATCCGGGATCGGCGGTTTTTTCAGCAACCTGTTCAGCTTCGACGTCGGTACCGACTACGTGCCGCGCGACATGCTGGCCAAAGTCCACCAGGGCGAACGGATCATCCCGGCAGCGCAGAACACGGGGTCCATCGGCCAGACGATCCAGATCACCGTGAACGTCAACGGGAACCAAAATGCCCCCGATGTGCGCCGGGCCGCGGGCCAGGGCGCTCGGGAAGCGCTGGCCGCCCTGACAGGAGCCCGCCGATATGCCTAGCTTTCTGGAGGAGCGACTTCCTGTCGACGTCCGTCTCGGCATGTCCTATGCCGACGACTACACGGTCATGATCACCACCACGTCGGGCGGCGCCGAGTATCGCAAACTCGTCCAGCCATTCCCGGCCCGATCGTTCCACATTAACTTCACGACCGATCAGGCGGATCTCTGGTCACGCGTCATCGCCCTCTATCACCGTGCTTACGGCAAATTCGCCGGTTTCCGCGTGAAATGCATGGATGATTTCAGCACGAACAATCTCACCGGTACGCCGACGCCGCTCGACGAAGTGCTGGCCAACTCGTCGACCGGCATCTACCAGCTGCGCAACTTTTACGGCACCAACGGCACGGCGCTGGCGGGTGTCGGTTATCCATCGCGAACGATCTTCAAACCCGTGGCTGGTACCGTTGTCGCAGCGAAGAACGGAGTCACGATCAGTTCCGGTCTGACCGTCAACACCACGACCGGCCTGATCACCATTTCACCGGCGCCGCTGATCAGCGACACCATTACCGCCGGTTGCCAGTTCGACATCCCTTGCCGTTTCAATTCCATGATCGAAGTCACCGCCATTGATCGAAAGTTTCGGGACTGTGGATCGATCGACCTCATCGAGTTGCTGAACCCATGAAATCCGTTGTAGCCGATTACCGTTACCGGGTTTGCTGCCTGCGCATTGTTCCGGTATCGGGCAGCCCGATCTACCTCACCGACTACCCGAGAGACCTCGTGATGAGTGGTCATACGTATCTTTCGACATCTGGATACCAATTCACCGGCTACGACAGTCGATCTGATTTATCGCCGGCCTCGATCGATATCGAGGGCATTGCCGGGTTGGCGGGCATCTCGCGCGCGGCCGTCGCCAGCGGGGTATTCGACGGCGCGAGATGCTACGTGTTTGCGACCACCTGGACCTCCCCCGTGGAGGATCAGGAGCCGATCGTGTCCGGAGTGTTTGGTAAAACAGCCCTGCTGGATGACCGATTCCAAATCGGCGGCGTATCGCTGATCGACGCGCTCAATCAGTCGGTCGGACAGATCTATAGCGCCGCCTGCCCGAAAACCTTCTGCGGACAGGAGTATGGCGGATGTAAAGCAAGCTTGGCCGCCAACACGGTGACGGGCATGTTGACCAGCGTGACCAGCGCGTCAGTCTTTTCGTCGTCGGCCCGGACAGAACCGGATGACACCTTTGGCGCGGGGACGATCCAGTTTACATCCGGGCCGAATGCAGGGCTGAAAGCGCTGGAGATCAAAAGCTTTTCGGGGGGCGTCATCACGACATTCGAGCCGTTCTATTACCTCCCGGTGGTAGGCAACAGCTACAGCATGGTGCGGGGCTGCCGCAAGCGTCTGGTCGATTGCCAGAATAGAGTAGGCGGCAGCAACGTGCTCAACTTCGGCGGATTTCCCTGGGTCCCCACAGGAAGCATCTATACTCAGGTCGGAAAATGGGGATGATGACGATAGATGACATTCTCGCCGCCGCGCGCCAGTGTCTCGGCACGCCGTTCCGTCACCAGGGCAGGATCGTGGGAATCGGTCTCGATTGCGCCGGGGTAGCGATCCACGTCGCGCAACAGTGCGGCCTGGGTTCGATCGACGTCGATGGCTACTCCAGAACGCCCTCCGGCGGTCTGCTGGAGGCATCGCTCGATGGCCAGCCCTGCCTCGATCGCGTGATGCTCAACGACCGCCAGCCGGGCGACCTGCTGCTAATGCGTTTTTCCAGCGATCCGCAGCATCTGGCCATCTGCGCAGGCGACACCATCATCCACGCCTACGAGTCGGCCGGGCAGTGTTGCGAGCACCGATTATCCCGTTTGTGGGAGTCTCGGATCGTGCGCGTCTATAGATTTCTGGAAGGGTCGGGATGAGTGGAGGTCAGGTCATTGGCGGCCTGGTCGGAGCGGTCGCCGGGTTCTTGATCGGCGGGCCGACCGGCGCCATCTATGGCGCGCAGCTCGGCCTGATGGCTGGCGGATATCTCAACCCACCAAAGGGCCCGACGGTCAACGGTCCTCGCCTCGACGATCTGACGGTCCAGACCAGCACCTACGGGGCGGTCATCCCGCGTGTTTACGGAACCGTGGCGGTCAACGGCAATGTCTTCTGGCTGGAAAATAACCGCCTCAAGGAGACGATGACCAAGAAGAAAAGCGGCGGCAAGGGAGGGGGCGGAAAAACGACGACCCGCACCTATACCTACTCGGCGACATTCGCCGTTGGACTGTGCAAAGGCCCGATCAAAGCCGTTCGTCGCATTTGGATCGGTCCAAACCTCATCTACGATGCAGACTCTACGGACCCGGGAACGATTGCCGCCAGCGAAGCCGCGGCGGCGGGATTCCGCCTTTACCTGGGCACGGATACTCAGCTAGCAGACGAACGGATGCAGGCCACCCTGGGTGTGGCGAACACGCCCGCCTGGAGAGGGCTCGCTTACCTCGTGTTCTACGACCTGCCACTGGCCCCTTATGGGAATTCGCTCGCTGGCGCGCAGGTGCGGGCAGAGATTGTCATGAAAAAACCGGAGCCACAGGTCAACGGATATGCCACCGGCTATAACGCGTATCCCGTGTCGAACCCTGAACCGGAATTGGCCTATGGTGCGGGCGTTTACGTGTGGATTCCGAATGAGGGGGATTTATTCTATTCGACGACCTATTACACCTCAACGGACGGTGGAGTCACCTGGACGTCGCGCGTAAAAGTCAATCAGGCGTATAACTATCGGGTATTAACCTTCGTCGGCAACCTGTTTATTTACGGGACGACCGGGGATCTGTATACCTCCCCCGATGGAATCAATTGGTCTGACCCAATCGTCATCTATCCGGGAGAATGGTCGAAGCCAGCGTTTGCCTGGACTGGATCGCTGTATGTGGGCGTGTTCAGCAATCGGCTCATCTATTCCACCAACGCCGTGACATGGAACAAGACGGTGACCCTGCCCGGATCGGGATCTTCGTACTATACGATGATCGCCTGGAACGGTTCGAGGTTGGTCGCCATCAGTCCGGCAGATGGTTGGTTAATCACGTCGACGGATGGAATCAACTGGACGCACACCGCTACTGTGGCGGTCGATACCTGGACGTGCCTAATCTCTCGAGGAAACGAGTTCTTTGCCGGGTCAAAATCGAGGAACGCGGTGCTGTATTCCGATGGCGGCTTGGTTTGGGAAGAGGTTGTCACCACCGAAAATATCGGGACTCTGGTGAGATGCTATGACGACGTTGTTGGGATATCAACTTTGTCGCATGGGTTTATCAATGCCGGAGGAAAGAGCTTCATCTCGACTATGTCATTCGGTTCGGCCAATCCGAATTGGATCTATCTGGTCTGGAATGGATCAAACAGGATCTTGCCGCTGAAGCAGTTTTCGTCCGATAAATACGCGATCAGTATCGTCGTGATTTCTCCAGGAAGCCCGTCCGGAACGACGACGCTGGGAGAAATCGTTTCTGCGGAGAGCCTGTTGTCTGGTCTGCTCACTGCCGCCGATATTGATGTGACGACGCTGACGCCCTTGGTCAAGGGGTATCTCGTCTCCAGCCTCGGGGCCATTCGAGGGGCCATCGAGCCGCTGCAAGCCTCGTGGCCATTCGATGCCCGCCAGCACGGTTACAAGATCGAATACCTTCTCAGGACAGGCCCAACCTCTATGCCACTATTCCGGCCGAAGACCTGGACGCGAGATCGGCCGGTGAGGCGCCTAGGGTGCAGATCATGACCCGTCGCGAAATCGACTCGCAGCTGCATCGCCGCGTCACCGTGCAGCACCTGGACTACGACAGGGAGTACAACGTCGGAACACAGTACGCCGAGCGCCTGAACACATCAGCCATCAACGCGACCGTCCTCGATTTGCCAATCGTCATGACCGCGACCGAGGCGGCAGGAAAGGCCGAGGTGCTGCTCTATCTCTACTGGCTGGAGCGCTACGATGTGGCGGTGAATCTACCGCCCACCTACCACCATCTCGAGCCGGGCGACGTGGTGACGCTGGTGACACCCGAGGGAAACGTCAGCCTGCGTCTGACAGCGGTCACGTATACCAGTGACGGGCGGGTAGAGTGCCAAGCGAAGTACGCAAACCCGGCGGTCTACACGCCGACGGCTGTCGCCGCTGCTCCAGCAGTCACCGGTCCAACGACCATCACGCCGGTGGGCGAATCGGTCTATGCCTTGCTCGATCTGCCGCTGATCAGCCGTGCGCAGTCGGGGCCGTCGTTCCTGGCCGCGATGACCGGAGCGCTGGCCGGCTGGAGAGGGGGGATCCTGATGCAATCGACCGATGCAGGAAGTACCTGGTCGAGTCTGCAGGAATTCGGTCCACCCGGCGCGACGATGGGCGCCTGTACCAACTCCATCGGCGTCGTCGAATCGCGTCTGATCGACAGTGCCAGCGTGCTCAACGTCACGCTGACGCAAGGGGATCTGGAGAGCGTGACGCAACTCGCGATGCTCGGCGGGGCGAACCATTTCGCGTATGGGGCAGACGGGCGATGGGAAATCATTGCCGCGCAGACCTGCACGCTGGTCAGCGGTACCAGTTACGTGTTGAAGAACCTGCTGCGCGGGCGATTCGGCAGCGAGTGGGCGATGGGGCTGCACGCGGTGGGAGACGCTCTGGTCTTGCTGGAGTCGTCGGAAGTGGCGGCCATCGCCACCAGTTCCGGGGCGATCGGCCTGTCGTATCTCTACCGTGGGATTACGGTCGACCAGGACATCAGCACCGACAGCAACCTGGCGTTCACCTATCGCGGCGTCAATCTCAAGCCGCTATCGCCGATCGCGCTCACCGGCGCGATTGACCCCGCGAGCAATGACTGGTCACTGACCTGGATCAGACGCACGCGGACGGGAGGCGAATGGCGCGACAACGTGGATGCCGACCTCGGCGAGTTGAGCGAGGCGTACCAGATTGACGTCTACAGCGACGGCACCTATACCACCGTCAAGCGCACGATCAGCACGATGACGCCAGCGGCCAGCTACACCAGCGCGCAGCAGGTGGCCGACTTCGGCGCCAACCAGACTACCCTCTACCTGAAGATTTACCAGATCTCGTCCATCATCGGCCGAGGCTATCCGCTTACCCAATCCCTCACGAGGTAACCATGGCCAGCAGCACCCCAAATCTGGATCTGATCGCGCAATCGCAGTCGTCCAAGGAAGTCACGGCCAACGCGCTGTTCGACGCCGGCAGCCCGGCGACTCTTTTCGGCCGGCGCGCCAGTCTGTGTTCCGGGCTCAACTGGTTCTACTACGGCGGCGTGATGCTGGTCGATGGGGTGCTGACCACGATCAGCAACAATGCGGCGGCATTGGCGCTCACGGCATCGGCGACGAACTACATCGAGGCGACGCGCGCGGGCGTGGTTTCGAAGAATACCGGGGGATTCACCGGCGGATCGATTCCGCTCTATACCGTGGTCACCGGGGCATCCAGCGTCACCAGCTACACCGACCAGCGCGCCTGGGTGCAGCCCGAGCACATCACCAGCATGACCAGCGTCTCGGTCACGACGGCGGACGTCACACTCAATGACGCGCAATCCCGATGCTCGTACCTGACGACGACCGGCGCACTGACGGCCAATCGGAACGTCATTGTGCCGAACAACTGGCAAGGCACGGTGTTCTGCAACAACAGCGGGGCATTCACAACGACGTTCAAGACTGCAGCGGGAAGCGGCGTGATGATCGCGCAGGGCAAACGAGCCATCCTGTTGGCTGATGGCACCAACGTCGTTCGCGTGACGCCGGATACTTGATACAGCGGCGGCGCCGCTAACTCTGTTTCACCACCCGACCGCCCGAGGCACACGCCTTCGGCGGTCTTTTTTGCATTGGAGATTCACCATGCCAGAACCAACCAGCAGTGGAGTCGCCGGAGCCGCCGCGTTCAAGGCGGCTGGAGGCGTAGCAGCAGGCGGCGCACTGCTCTCGACCATCGTCGTCATGCTGATGACGCCGCCGCGCTCGACTCGCGAGTGGGCTGTCGGATTGATCAGCACCGTGGTCACCGGGATCGGCGGCGGGGCGATGGCGGTGCAGTACTTTGGGCTGCAGGAGTGGGTGGAGTCGGTGACCGGACTCGTGGCACTGGGCGGTTTGATCTTCGGCTGCGGGCTACCGGGATGGGCGATCGTGCGCTGGGTCTTCAACTTCATCGAGAAGAACCGGGATGCCGGAATTGATGAGGTGGCGAAGGAGGTGAGGGAGGCAGGGCAATCGCATGAATGCGATTGTCGTTGACCTTCGGAAATAATGGTTTACGCTCAAGGAGTTACGAAGGGGC